TGTTAGCCAATTCGCCTTCGGCATCAAGACCGTGAACGGCCTTAAGGTCTTGTGCGAGTTCCATTGTGTACTCGGCTTTGAGGGCGCGAGTAACAGCAGTAACGGTTTGCTTCTCGATGGTGAAGCCCATGTTGCCGAAGCCGCCACCGTCGCCGGTAGCGCCTGTGCCAGTAGCATCACTAGTGAGTGCTTCACCGGCCGAGGTAGCAATACCACCGCGACGAAGACCACCTTCACCAGTTTCGCCAGCAACTGAGCCGGAGAATGCGGTGTCGATCGTGTTCATGAAGGCTTCCTTCGTGACGTCGGAACCACCATAGTTCTGATAGTTGCTCTTCATTGCGAAGATAAGGCCGGTAGGCATGTTCATCGGTTGAACCGAGGCGATGTCATAGGCGATCAGGTTAGGCATTGCACGACGAACGAGGGCAATAAGGACAGGATCCCAGTTGCTGACGGCCGAAGTAGTGGTGGATTCACCGAGGAAACCGGCTTGTGAACGCTCTTCTTGAAGGGCACGCTCTTGGTTTTCGAGCATCACAGAAGTGATGGCACGACGATAGTTGTCTTTGAAAGCAGGAGCGTCCTTGGCTTCAAGGATCGGGGCCCACTTCTTTTCGAGTTGTTCTGAATTAAACATAATAGTTATTCTTTAGTTGTTGGTTTGTGGTTTGGGATGTGTCTCTTTCAAATTAACCTTTAGCATTTGCTAAACGAGACACGGCGGTTAAATATTTTGCCATTGACGGGGAGATTTCATTTGAAAAATCTTCTCCTTCGACGATGGTTTCGATGGTTTCATATGTGGAATCACTTGATTCCTCCAGGGCTTTCACGTTGTCTTTGTTGGAGAAATACGCTTCCTTGATTGTTTCCACCTTATTGCGGAAAGTATCTTCAGAGACGAATTCGACATCTTGAACAAGGTTAGCGAGTTTCGCGGCCTGTGTGTCGGCTAATGTTAGACCAGCTTCAGAGATGATCTTTTCGCGAACGAGCGTTTCGACTCTTTCGTTAAGGACCGCCGCCTCGGCTTGTGCCTGAGTAGCTGCTTCTTTGATAGCGGCAAGTTCGACTTCCATATCGGAGACGAGATCTTTTTTGCTTTCAGGAACTTCAATGTAGTTTTCAATAAACACCGTCTTCAGAGCACCGATAAAGTTCTCTGCGATTTCGGAACGGAGACCACTTTCGATGGCGACCTTATTGTCTTCTACCCATGATTCAACGACATATGTCAAGTAATTGTCGACCTTCTCGGCGAGGTCCTCACGCATTTGCGCGGTTTGCTCGGAGAGTTGGGTTTCGAATTGCTCGGCAAGTTTTTCTTTTTCTTCACGAATTTTGGAAGTAACAGCAGCCTCAAAAATGATGGCAGCTTTTTCCTTGAAGGACTCACTAAGGTTAGCCTCGGATTCGGTCAGAGCCGTAAGATCAGCTTCGTAAGATTCATTCTTTTCAATTTCTTCATTCATACGACTAAGACGATCTAATACCAGATCTTTGCTTCCCATCTTACGTTGATTGAAAGCGATCTTTGTTACTGGCAAATCTTTCGACTTAAACTCGATTGAATTAGCAGAAATAGACTTAATGACGCCAAAGTTGGTCTTATCACCGACTTTATACTTAGCGACTCGTGCTTTGATTTCTTCTACGCCTTCTTCGATTTCTTCTTCTTCTTCTTCAGCAGCTTCTTCCAGAGTGACTTCTTCAGATTCTACAACTTGTTCCTCGGAAACGATAGTCGATTCCTGTTCAAGCTCTAGACCTTCGGCAAGTTCCTCTACGGTGACATCTTCGATGATGTCTTCTAATTGGTTATTTTCTTCCATAGTAGTAGTTTAACTTTCTTTGTTTTAGAGGTTGGAGAGGAAATCGTTAAAGATTCTCAATTGAGCCTCAGCGAGGTTCGAAGAAGTTGCTTTTCTGATTTCAGTCTCATAATTTTCAATTTGTTGGGGTTTGAAAATGCCATTCTCATGAATCCAAGAAACACCTTCCATGATTCCATTGACAAATGCCGATGGAGCAGAAGGATCCTGGACGATATCAACTGTTGCCAGTATGAAATCGTTTTTTACACTCGAAGAGCCGTTTCTATTCTCAACGGTTCCCATACCACGACTTGAGACGCCCAAGCGAACACCGCCTTCAATAAGACCTTTCACGATTTTTCCCATCGGGGTGTTCAGTATAAGCGCCTTTCCAACAACGTCATCGCCGACCCATTTGAGTTCGGTGATGCGGTGCGAAACTTTATCTAAATTGATCGTAGGACCATCCGGATGATTTAATTCACCGACGGCACGTCCCGACATGACTTGTTCAGTCACGTATTTGTTAACGGCGTTACGTAAGACATCACGCGGATAAACGCGACGATTCTTATTCAGCTTCTCGGCTTGCATGAAGACGCCTTCAATAAAGACATTCTTCTCTCCACCTGCTTGATTATTTTCGACGACGTAATTAAGATTAGCGTCGTTATGTTCTGTGATTAACTTCATTATGGTTGTTTGACGGCTTCGTCGAGTTCTTCCTCTTCGGGAAGAGTTCTTAAAATGTCTTCTGCATCTTGCTCGGGCAAATCCTTGACATAATTTGGGTTTAGCATCTCCTTCTTTGTGCCTTCTTGAACTTGATTGAAAACGTCCGAGGCCATAGCTACGCGACGAATATCCAATACTGTATTCACCTTATCGTTGATTGCAACATTAAACTCAGAGCGAGCTTCCTCGGCATTGCCATTCATAATGGCATCAATCAGTTTCACATTATTACTCATAGATTCTATTTATACTTTTTAAGATTTTTACTCTGTTGGTGGTTCTTCTTCACCAGGAGCACCTTCACCGTCTTCAGGAGCTAATGCTTCCTCAGCGGCTTTTTCTTCGGCTATCTCGGTATCGATACGTTCGATATCCTGATCGGACTGACGAAGGATGTTATGTCGAATCCAGGTTTGTGAATAATATTTACCGACATATGATTCGAGGCTATTGAGCATGTTGAGCCGCTCGTTTAAGATCTCAAATTCCTTAAGTTCGGTGAAATAGTTATCTTCACAAAAATCGACAGCGATATTTTCCTTGATTGTATTCCAATCGTCTTCAGTGATGATGCCTTTCAGCAATAACTGAACACGAAGCATATCAATGAACAGATAAGAAAACTTCTTACGAAGTCGCATCACAAACTTATGAAATTTAACTTCGTCTCGCGAGATCTCAGAGGCGCGACCCATATTGAATCCAGTCTCAGATATCAAACGACTAATAGGAACATTCAGCGCCCGATAGAGTTTCTCCTGGAAATATTTAACGTCGTCCATCTGACCAAGGTTCTCACCGCCTGGAAGGGTAGTGATCTCGGTACCTCTACCGCCTTCACGGCGAGGTAACCAGAAATCCTCAAGCATTGACATCGCCCTACGATCGTCTCGAATATCGCCGGTATTGGCATCATAGACGAGTTTGTTACGATACTTTGACATGATCGACTGGACATATTCCTCGGCTTTACCTTTTGGAAGGTTACCGGTATCGATATAGAAAATTCTACGCTCAGGGGCGCGAGAGATACGATAAATGACCAGAGCGTCTTCCATCATACGAAGCTGATTGACGAGCTTCAATGCTTTATGCATATTTGATACGACGCACCGCCCAGTTTCATCTACGATTCCCGAAGGAACATAAACGACTGCGTTTGTATCGATCTTAAGTTGTTGTCCGCCCCCTGCATTATTGAGGCCAACGTTATCGCCAAAGATGAAATATTCACCCTTAGTCTCGATCATTTTAACACCAGTTACCTTATCAAATCTAGAGGAAACTTCGCGAACTTTCTTGATTTTAGTAGGATCAATATATCGAACTTCTTTGATACCTTCTTTTGCTTTCTTAGTATCGATAATGATATGATAATAGAGTCTACCATCGATATACCATCTACGAAAGATCTCAGTACCATCACGATTAAATTGTAAAAGATCGACAATCTTTTCGAACTCGTCGCTGATCTTCTTCTTGATAGATTCGGGAAATTCAAGATCCTCCATTATCAAAGATACTGGAGCGCTATTCTCGGCTGAGACGATAGCTGCATCAGTGATATCTGAGATAGCCGCATCACACTCTGGAAGAGTAGAGGCATTGCGATACTTGATGATAATATCTTTTTCGTTAACAATGGCCGTGCCATCGATG